ACGAGGGAAAGACCAGAGAGGCGTCCGCGCCCGTGTACGTTGTTTCCAGTGTTGGGACTCCGCTATCTACATATTCATTTTCGACAACCGCCCACGACATCTATCGAGCGTGCAAGGTGAAGTATTGGGACGCCGCTACCAAGTCACAGATGGAGTATGTTTTTACTCCGGACAGCGGCCCTGATGTTGGGCAGACCTTGCAGATAAACAAGCGGGTGGAATCTCTCGCAGAGGCCATGCGCACGGCAGAGACTCAGTTGCGGGCAAAGAATAAGGCCGAGACCACCGCGTCAATTACGCTAATGGGCCGACCAGAGCTTTTGTCTGGCCTGGTATATAGCGTCGAGGGTTTCGGAAAATTTGATGGCAACTACATGATAGACGAGGCCACCCATTCCGGCGACGGGTCTACAGGATACACAACATCAATCACATCACATCTCACACTAGGTTACTAATGATACAGGAGATAGCAGACAGACTGGGCGCCATCGAGGGCATATTAGCGCAAATGGTGCGCGTAGGTACGGTGTCTTCGGTCATACCGGAATCAGGATTTGTCCGGGTCACATGCGGAGACGCGGACAATCTGGTTTCCTACGAACTGCCAGTGCTGACCCACAAAGCCCAGTACGACAAAGAGTACTGGATGCCAGATGTCGGCGAGCAGGTTGTGTGTATTTTTCTTCCCAACGGCCTTGAATGCGGGTTTGTGGTCGGGGCGTTTTTCTCCGGACCAGACCGCGCTCCAGTGGCAAGCAAAGACAAACACCATGTGAGCTACAAGGACGGGACCTGGATTGAATACGACCGCAGTAGCCACGTTATGAGCGGACACATCAAGGGCAGTGTAAACGCGCTGACCATAGACGATGACGCAACAGTGAGCGTGGGCGGATCCATTATTGCCAGCGCCGGGAACGATGCGAGTTTTACGGTTGGGAAATCGGCCACCGTTGATGCCGGGGCAGACATCACATTGAAGGCACCGGTCATCAACATGGCTGGGAACATAGCATCTACGGGCCCTGGCGGTGGCGTAGGTACAGAAAACAAATCGGCACACACCACGCACAATGGCAGTTTATCGCTGAATGGCAACCTTACAGTAAACGGATCTATTACCGCAACAGGAACCATTATGGACGGCGGCGGGAACTCCAACCACCACACCCACTAGGAAGGCGCGCAATGCTTGGCACATTCGGCGATGTTGTTTTCGAGGTGAGCTCAGATCATATACGCACATGGTCTAAATTCACTCGCCAGAAAAAGGCCACTTACGCTGAGCACAAAGTCCTGTCAGGGAGCCCCCTCCTGGAGATGACCGGACTCGAGCTGGAAGCGGTGACCATCACGATACGTTTCGATATCGCGCTCGGCCTGGTCCCGGAAGACGAGATGGAACGCTTGCGGAGGATGCGTGACGACGGCGTAGAGCTACCGTTTACCATATCCGGCAAGATGCTCGGGTACTATGTGCTCGAAGACGTATCCGAAGATTGGAAGCGCACCACCCCGAATGGGGTGGTCACATCGTCGGAAGTCAACCTCAAACTGAAGGAGTATGTCCGTGGAGATTGATCTTGTGCAGCCCCAGGCTATCGAAATCGGGGCCACAGGGGCCAGCGAAATATATCAAAACGTCCGGACGATTCTGCTTACGCGCAAGGGAACGGTTCCTCTGGATCGGCAATTCGGTTTAGATGCAGACATTCTGGACGCCCCTACAGCGCGAGCCCAGGCGTTGCTTTCAGCCGCTATTGCCGAGGCCGTGGACACATACGAGCCCAGGGCAAGGGTTGAGTCTGTGGAGTTTACCGGCGGCATGGACGGGGGGTTACACCCAGTCGTGCGTATCTCAGTCAGGGGGGATGCATAAATGGATTTTGCAGGTTTGCCGGACATTACATTCTGCGAGACTGATGCTGCAACGATCGAAGCCTCAATCATTAGCGCCTATGAGGAGATTTCCGAAACCAAGCTTTATCCTGGCAACCCAGTCCGGTTGTTTCTTGAATCCCTGGCATACGTGATCGCCCAGCAGCGGTTTTGCATCGACTGGTCGGCAAAACAAAATCTATTAGCCTATGCCTCCGGCGACTATTTGGACCAGCTTGGAATCCTGACCGACACACAACGCCTGCCTGCATCGGCGGCAACAACCACTGTCAGGTTTTATTCATCCGGGGGCTCTGGAGCGGTGCTCATCCCTGCAGGTACTCGTGTGAGTCCCGACGGCAAGATCATATTCGCAACGCAGGACCAGGGGCAGATCGACCCGGGGGCGGATCATGTGGACCTGCAGGCCGCATGCACCACTGCCGGTGCCATTGGAAATGGTTTTTCATCCGGACAGATCTCAAAGCTGGTGGATGTCGTCCCGGGGATATCCGCTGCGTCAAATATATCCATGAGCCTCGGTGGATCCGATATCGAATCGGATGACAATTTCCGGGAACGTATCCGGCTTTCCGTTGGCGCCTATTCCGAAGCCGGACCTCGGGAGGCCTATGTGTACTGGGCAAAGTCTGCGCACCAGGACATCATCGACGTTTCGGTTGAGTCTCCAACACCGGGAGTCGTTGAGGTACGTCCGCTTATGGCCGGCGGTGAAATACCCTCTCAGGAGGTCCTCGACCTTGTCGAGGCGGCACTGGACCCCGAGACGGTGGTTCCTTTGACTGATGATTGTCGGGTGCTGGCTCCGGAAGTGGTTTATTATCAGTTGCAGGCAACGTACTATATTGGCCGCGACAACGCCTCAACATCACCATCTATTCAGGCCGCGGCCACCAAGGCGGTGTCCGAGTACATATCCTGGCAGCGGACCGCCCTGGGCCGGGACATTTCCCCCGACAAACTGATCTCGCTTCTACAGGCAGCCGGGGTGAAACGGGTGGAGATCGTTTCGCCAACATTCACCCAGGTAGGCCCTGGAGCCATTGCTCATGAAACATCGGTCTCTGTAACCTACGGAGGCATGGAAGATGCCTAGCGACCTGCAGACAGCCACTCTTGCCGATCTGCTGCCAGCCAGCATCGCCGGGGATCCGACAATGGCATCTGCAGCTACGGCCGTTGAACCCCATTTGCGGTCAGTAACAGATGTAATTTCCGCTGTATCGATTTATGCCGGGATAGATGGCCTCCCCGCCACTGCCCTGGATCTTCTGGCCTGGCAGTTCTGTGTGGACTTCTGGTCTCCAGAACTAGCCGACCAGAAGAAGCGGGACCTATTGAAACGATCTATCGCCTGGCACAAGCGCAAGGGGACCAGGTGGGCCGTGCGGGAGATGCTGAATATTCTGGGCTATCCAGGTGCAGAAATACGTACCCATGCCGATCTGATGGCTGCATGGACCGAGGCTGGCGGTGGGCAGCTCAATTCCGATGGCTATTTGGACGAACCGGAAGAACCCCTCTCCCCAACGTCGTGGAAAATGAAGTTTATGAGCTGGTCTTGGGCGCAATTTTCAGTCCGCATGAACGCTGCAGACGAGGGAATAGACTCCAAAGCCCAGATGGAAATCCGCAGGTTGGTTGATATCGCAAAGCCTCTCCGTTCACATCTTGTGGGCATAGAGTTTTTTGCTGAGTATGCGCTATCTTCGATGATTGCGACCAGCGGATGGTATTCCGGCATATCTGCTGTATATTCAGGGTGCAAGGCAGCAGACGTGCCGCATTTCGGGTTTATCGGTCACGGGTGTGAGGAGCTCGGAGGTAGCTATGCCCCTGACGTTCTGAACGGAGAAGGATGTTTGGATGGCCACGGAGACCTGTCCGGCCTCAAGCCCGTCGGGGAGCCGCTTAATGATGGCTCTGTCGCGACATGGTGGGCTGCCGTATCCGTATCAGGAGACGCATATCTTGGGGGAGAGCAATCGCCATCAGGCACGCTGACTCCTGACTATACTGATGTTTTGGATTTTCTGGATGGATCTGGAGATCTGTCTGTTGATGTGCTGGATGGCAAAAGTTTGTTGGACGGCAATGGAGATTTGTCGTTGCCCGTGCTGACGCCACGGACGTATGTCATGCTTGACGGGTCCGAGACTATCGGCCCGCTCCCCGGAGCAACTGGATGTTGGCACTATGGGACAGTTCGTGTCTGGGACGGTAACACCTATACAACGGAGGCTATTTAATATGAGTACGATACCGGCAACCAACGCTTATCGGAAGAAGGTGGCCCAGGCAGCTGCATTAGGCGGGTATTTGCCAGGATGCGCGTACATTGCGTTTGGGCGAGGAACAACACCCCCAAGCGTGGATGATACAGGCTTGCAGATCGAGGTATACCGCACCGCTCCGGACAGCGTGAGTGTTGACGGTACGGTTTTAACCGTTACCGGCACTCTGCTCGGTACGCAGAGCACGGCACCTATCACCGAGGTTGGAATCATCGCCGATGACGGAACACTCATGGGACGCAGGACGTTTGGGCCAAAAACACTTGAAACGGAAAGCAGCTTGGAGTTCACCCTGCATTTTCAATACTAGAAGGAGATTAGATTATGGCAAATTTAAACGGGGTCGCCGCATTTGTATCATACTTGCGCAGGCTGGAGACGACCGACCCGAGGCATCCAGATACGTGGAACCCAAACTATCAACAGCTGATCAACAACGATGTGTACCTGAAGCAGAAAGTCGAAGAGGCAATGGCAGACATCGAGGGATTGTCCGAAACCATGGGCGAGGATTTTCAGAATTCCCTGGTGGCCAACCTAACGCTGGCACAGTCCAATGCAGGGCTGGCGCTCAGAGAAATCGAAAAGACGCTGCACCAGCGGTTTCAATCCGGACGCGTGACCGTGCAGAATCGCGGGATCATTGCCGGATGCGTGGTGTCGGTGTCTGATACTGCTGCTAGAAATTTAAATGTTTCAGCCGGGAAAATTTTCCAGGGTGGGAGGATTATCCCCGTCGCGGGACAGGAAAACGGAGCGTCGGTTCCTCCAAATACGACAGATACTGCAGCCGTGTGCTGGGCCTATTTGATGAACGACGGAACAGGTGTGTTTGATTTGAGAACTACGTTACTCGGTGAAGATGTGCCTGTTGATGCTGTCGTGCTGGCAAAGATTACCGTACCTGCAGGAAACAACGAGAGTACCGACCAGTATCTTGCGAATTGTACACTTTCCGATCAGCGGCGGATGGAACCAGGATACCCAGCCACGCTTTCATCATCCCCTACAGTTTTTATCGAATTGCCATACCCAATGGCTAACGATGATTACCAGGTCGATTTCGAGATTATCGGTTTTGAAGGTTCCGGATTCGAGCTGGGATACTGCTACGTTGGCAGCCGGGCCGCCAACGGATTTACTTTGTATTATAACGGCGCTGCCGATGCGCTCGATGTGCGCTGGACTGCGCGGAAGCTTGATCAATAGGGAGCATATGCGATGCAGATTGAAAAACTTGGAGCAGGACCATGGGCTGATGTCGTGGAGGATGGCGAAATAGTATCTATAGCTGGTGTCGAGTACGACATTGACGCCTTGCGCGAGGATACCGAGAAAACTGTGGAAATTGGCGATGGTGCAGGAAATTTCTTGGCCCATATTGTCATCCCTCCCAACACGAAAACGACAATCTACGAAGGCCTTGTAGACGAAGACGGCAACGCGATCCCCTCCGTGGTGGACATGCCAGTAAAGATGGACCGGGTTAAAGTTGTGTTGTGGACAGAAAACAAAATCTCTAACTCAGAAATCGAGGAATAAAACATGCCTACTATTTTCACCAAAGACGCACTGCGCGCATCCGTAGAGGCCGCATCGGGCGGGCACCAGACCGTTCTGTATAACGAGGCTGGGATGCCTGGGTACTACCATGTCTTCCCCAAATTTCGTTATGAAGATCTGGAATTGGATACCGTGCTTGGTACCGGCGTGTGTACCGCGTTCACCGTTGCCGGGGTCGAAAAGCCTGAGCTGTTTATCGGCGCATACCCCTCTGTGGTGAAGGATGGTTACGCACTGCCCCTGCCCGGTCAGGACCCGAAAACGTCCGTAACTTTCGATCAGGCCCGCGCATACAGCAAGGCCAATGGCCCCGGGTTTCACCTCCTGACTGCTCATGAGTGGGCGGCCATTGCGCTCTGGTGCAAAGCCAACGGTTTTGAACCGCGCGGGAATACGAACTATGGGCGGGCACATGATGCAACGTATGAAGTTGCGCGCAGGGTGGATGGCGGACTTCCCGGCGTGGCGGAAGGCACCGCTCGGACGCTGAACGGCTCCGGGCCTATCGCGTGGCGCCACGACAACTCGCCGTTTGGCATTGCCGATATCGTGGGGAACGTCCATAAGTGGACTGACCATCTCAAAATCGTCGATGGTCAGATTTACACAACTGCCGATAACAATTTTGACGCCGATGAAGCGGACTGGATCGCAACGGGAATTTATTTTGACGGGCAGAATCTCGGGGACTCCGTTTCCAACGTTGAATATTCTGGAAGTGGGACATGGGCTGCAAGCACCATCGCTGCCGGTCTGGATGCTACCAATTTGCAGCTGCTTAAACGCCTCTGCGTAGCGCCTACCACGGAAACCGCCCTGAATGGCTCACTCTATATCACCGACGCCGGGGAGCGCGTTGCGCTACGAGGTGGCAGTTGGTACTACGTCGCGAATGCGGGCCTGGGCTATGTGAACCTCGTCAATGAGCGGACGAACTCGAACAGCAGCGTCGGCTTCTTGTCCGCGTTTGCCGGCTGAGTTCTGGCAACTGAAATCTGAGGGGATGGGCGATAGCCCTCCCCTTTTGGGCAACCACCATGAGTGAAGCGAAAGAATTTTTACTACAAAAGCGCGTCGAGGATATGATTAAGTATGGATATGTTGCACTTCGTAGGTTTCCAAAATCCGAGAGGCATGTTCTCTCGGCTGAAATCAGACATACAATGCTTGATCTTCTGGCACTTTGCATCCGCACAAAGAAGAGATTCTTCAAAAAGACTACCCTGCAGGACTTTGATATCTGTAACGATACTTTGCGCTCGCAAATTCGCCTTGCAATGGAGATGAACTTCTTGCCGTTTAAGCAGTATGAAATTCTTGCCAAGCAGATCGATGAGATAGGAAAAATGGTCGGCGGATTACTGCGGGCCGCAAAATAAACAGCTAAGGGATAAGGCCGAAGCGCGTTGCGCTACGAGGTGGCAATTGGAACAACGCCGCGAATGCGGGCCTGGGCTATCTGAACCTCAACAACGAGCGGACGAACTCGAACAGCAACATCGGCTTCTTTTCCGCGCTCGGTAGTTTGCCAGAAATCCGGATGTTCACGGACGCCGGAACAGTGCAATATCAAACGGGGCCTTATTCCTCGGTGCAAACCGAAATATAAACAGGTGGCGTTAGGATAGTAGGCTTGGGGCCGAAACCTTAACGTCACCGCTTTTTCTAAGGCGGCGCATTGTTTGATGGCAAAGACATTCAAGAATTTATATCCTCAAATTTATGATTATGAAAACCTGTATCGTGCATATCTAAAGGCAAGAACCTCAAAACAGGAAAAACCGGATGTTTTGAGGTTCACCAACAATCTGGAAGAAGAGCTTATCCAGCTCCAAAATGAATTGATCTGGCATGAATACCAGCTCGGTGAGTATCGCTGCTTTGAAGATCCCGGCCCCCCGGTACGGCAGATCGCAGCGCTGCCGTTCAGGGACAGAGTTATTCAGCATGCAGTGGTGAATGTGATCGAGCCGATCTGGGAGGCGCGGTTTGTTTATGATTCGTACGCATGCCGGAAGAATAGAGGATCGGTTGCAGCAGTATACCGAGTGCAGGATTTTCTGAAAAAGTGCCAGCGGGACGAAGGCCGCGTGTATGTTTTTCAGTCGGATATAAAATCGTATTTCAATAGCATTCGGCATACGCTCATCAAGGGACTCCTGGCAAACCGGATTGCATGTAAAGAAACGCTGCAGTTGCTGAATTTGATTATCGACTCCAGCGTAGAGCTTTTCGGCGTCCCGTGTGGGATACCGAAAGGAAGTCTTACGTCACAGCTTATTGCAAACATCATTCTTCACGAACTTGATGAGTTCATCAAATACGAACTACGGGAGAGGCATTACGTCCGGTACATGGATGATTTTGTGGTTATTACCGGCTCCAAACAACATGCCCAAGATGTCCGGAAAACAGTTGCCGGATTCCTGGACACAGATCTTCATCTGGCGATTCACCCAAAGAAAACGAAAGTGTTTCCTGTCCGCCCGGTATTTGGGCAACCTGTCAATTTTTGCGGGTATAGGATATGGCCTACGCACATCGAACCCAGAAAGAAAAACACCCGCGCCGCAAGAAAGCGGCTCAGGACGGTAGCCATGAAGTACTCGCGGGGGCTCGTCACGCTAAAGGATGCTACTGCACGGGTGATGAGTTTTTTGGGGTATATGAAGCATTGTAATGGGTACAGGACCACTTGTGCCGTACTTGATGAGCTGGTGTTGAAGCGCAAAAACTAGGAGCGATTTTTGAATGAATTCACTGATACCGTGGCGCGGAGGTCGTTCCGAGGGCTCTCGAAAAAATACCGGTCGGGCGAGATCGATATGGACTACATCCATCCTCGAGTGATGAGCTTTTTGGGGTACGTGAAGCATTGTGACGCGAGTAGAACGACCAGGGCCGTGGCCAGGGAAGGTGGTATCGGGGCGCGGTGGGTGAAGATTGTTTCCGTCTTCTGTTTTTACCCAAACAGCTCCGAGGCCCAATGATCCTCCGATACGATGGCCAGCCCGGTTTCCCTGCGATAGACCATAGCCTTTTCAATCTTCCGCCCATGGGTTGAATGGATCCAGCTACTACTTCCGATGGCTCCGAGAACTAGGTAATCAAGTTTTTTGCTGATCGTGTTTTTGAAAATCCCGTTTCTATCTATCACCTCTTGGGCGCACTCTCTGCGAGGCCCGAACGCAAAGTTGCCGGTAAAACAAAAAGAATGGTTTTCAAAGATAATCTTGGGCTGGGGGTTGTTTAGAGGGAGCGATGAAGGCATGGCGGCCATGTTTTCCAGCACGCCGTTATTGCCTGTTGCGTGTTTGAGGAATGACAGCAGGTCTTTTTTTTCGGATTTATCCATAATGCCGTCGCCCGGGCAGTCGCTGTCTGACGCATAATCGAT